CTCGAACTCGAATTTGTACGGTAAGGTTCATCTACCTGGCATTGGTAACTTTGCCTGGTCGAATCCCATTTCCGATAGCTTATTCAAGTACGAGTTTAGGCGAAGCTCCTTAGATCTTCCTCAGATCTTTGGTCGACTTCACGTTCGTCCTCAGGAAAGGGTAATTAAACACCCTGGTATTCTACGTAACGTAGAACCCCCTGACTTCGATTTGTTCAGACGTCGTGGAGATAATCTTCATAACGTCCTCCAGCTGTTCAGTTCTTGGAACTTTCGTTCTTCGACTGGCAGGGTTTCTGGTGAGCATTCTGTTGTTCACGGGAAGTTTTCTGGTGATGTTCTTACCGGAATTCCTCCTAGTTCCCGGATGCGCGATGAGTCTAACGACTTCGACCGCTATTCGAGTACTATATCTGTTTCGACAGATGAGAATCTCAAGATGTCTTACGAATTCGTGAGTTTCTTTGAGCTCTTTTCTTCTCTCGGAATATTTGATGATTCAATTGCTGAGTTTAATTCCGCCTTTTCTGGCCTGAATTACTCTCACACTTTTCCCAATTGGCCCGGTTGGTTGACTAAGCCTGTCACTATAAGTTTAACTCTTAGTGATTTGGCTATCACCTACCAGGACGATATGGTTAGCTCTCTTGCTTTCACATACACGTATGCTGCTGACGGCTCTTCAACCGAAAGTGCTGTACGTGAGAGAGCAAGTGTTCGAATCACCATTTACTTTGTCTCTTCATTGTTACCAAGCTCACCCCCTCTTAGTGATGGGACCTATGGTCTTGACGACTTTATGTCTCACACTTTGATTGTTGACTATGACCAGTACTACTGGGACTATTCCGACTCTATTACACCTACGCTTACAAACGTGGGTGTACTTCATCAGAATCGTTTTCACTATAGCGTAGGTTCGAGTGACTGGAAGCGTTGTCAATACATCGCTTCTTATCCTCGAACTGATCGCTTGACTTTAGTGAATCATGGTTACCTTAGCGGAGTTGCACTTACAAATGCTTCTTCGCCTAGGGGTGTTCTGCCTTGGCTATACAATGAACCAAGCTATGTTCCTGGCTCGTATAAGAACAAACGCCTTAAAGCGTTTATGCGAGCTATCGAGTCTGACTTGCCGGATTTGTATCCCGGTTTGACAGTTGCCCAAGGCCGTGCTTTGGAAGACGGTTTTGAGTCAATCGACGTGAACATGTTAGAGACTTTGGGCGATCTTTATGAGATTCGGTCACTGATCGAAGGGTTTGGTTCCTATCGCAAGTTTCTTCGGAAGCTTGCATCAGGAAATGCAAACACTTTGTCTGTTCTCGATCTTCTTTCAGATTACTCACTTCTCTATAGCTTCGGCATAGCTCCCACGATAAGCGACGCGCAAGCGCTCGCTACTCATGGGAGGCGTCTGGTCGAGTCATATCGCTTGATTAAGCCTCGTCGTGCCCTTTATGGACACTTCGACTTTAACTACGATGGGTGGACCGTTCGTTACGGTTCCAAAGTAGTGATCAAGCAGGATGTCTCGTCCGTGTTAGCTGCTCTCCTTCCGGCTCGTGCCGCTGGACTAATTCCAAACCTTCAAAACGTTTGGAACCTTGTTCGTTTTTCCTTCGTCGCTGATTGGTTTTTCAACATTGATGACAGATTATCCGTCATCGACAATCAGATGATGTTGCTTCTATTTGATGTTGACTATGTTGTCAGCACCATTAAAGCGACTCGCGATGTATTGCGAGAGGATTACGAACCTTTCGGCTTTTCGCCGAGCGGTGAGGATTCAGTCAAATTTTCCTACTTTTGTAGGTCAACTTCCGACACTCTTTTGAGCTTCGGTAAGTCTCGTTTTGACTTTTTCTCTGCCGCAGGCCCCACGGACATAACGTCCGCCGCGTCACTAGCTTAGAAACTAGTACGTGGAAAGTAAACGTCCTAGCCTTATAGAAGGCTATTAACCGACATAAGGAGAAACTCCGTGTCAGTAACATATACGATCCATAACGTGGTGGCGACGCCCGTAACAACGGCTGTCCCTACCCTCCCTCGCACGAATCTCAAGATACAATCTCGGACTCGCGGAACTGATGGATCGGTTGAAACTATCTATCGTCTAATGACGGCAGTTGAGGATCAACCGATGAGCATTCGCGTCGGCATCTACCCGAAAAAGGGTAGTGTCAATTACTCGGTTTCCTTGGAAACCGGGATGACTGGTGTCGACTCGGAAGGCTCCACTGTCCTTGATAGCCCTATCCGGGCCGTCATGGCAGTGACCGTACCGAAGGCCTCCGGTTTCGGAGACACCACGGCTGTTCTGTCGCTCATCTCGAATCTCTACACTCTTTGGTTCGATGGCGTAACTTCCACCGTTCCGAATGAGAATGTCTTGGACATGTTTGCCCAAGTCATTGCTGAGATCGATGCATAGCGATGAGAAGATGGGTTGAGATCTCAAGGGTTTATTTCCCCTCGAGGTCTGGTCTTCGTCCGTTAAAATCCCCAACGGATGAGGATCTACGGCATTTCAAGAGTATACATGGGCGCAACAGTTTCAACTGCGCTATCCTCGTATCCTCTTGGGTGTCTCTACTTGCCGATTGTCCTTGCACGGGCCCTGTCTCTCGGAGAACTGGTCAGAGGTTTTATTTTCAAACCTTTTCCACTCTCCTCGAAACTATCGCTCGTTACTCTCAGTTAGCAGATGAATTAACTTTATCAGTTACTCATACTGATTTTGGAACCTCTATAGGTTTCATCGATTCTATGAAGAACACTCCTATTTTTCCGGAGTACCTTCATTTCTATCGAACTGGGAGTATTCGGTCGTTTCGCTATGTGTACAGCTTCCTATCCTTTGGAAAGAAGCTCTACTACGCTGACGACGCTCTAGAATCCAAGGCACTTAGCTCTTGGCTAGATGTTGAAGCAAGATTGGAGTCACTTAGTCTTCCCGACTACGTGTCTCAACTAAAGACAATTGTAACGTTTTGTTTAAAGCGCTTTGAACATGTACCTTTTCCAGTACATGGTAGTGGTGCTGTAGCCCAAAGGCGGATTCGAGGCATTTCGTCTAAAAACGAATTGCTAGAGAGTTCTTTTCCCGGTAGGCTCAAGCTGATGTTCGGCTTGAATAAGACGTATGCTAACGCCCTGCTAACCCCTAGCGGTGCGGAGGTTAAAGTAGACATTGACGCGACTTCTGTCGCTAGATTGATGTTCGTTCCTAAAACCTACAAGAGTCGCAGGTCCATTTGTATGGAACCTGTGGCCCTACAGTGGGCTCAACAGAGCGTTAGAGTTGCCCTAGAAAAAGCCATGAAGAATGGCTTCTTGGGTAACTTCGTGAATATCAACGACCAAGCCTGGAATCAGGCGGGATCACAGTTCGGATCCTTATCGTCGTTAGTAGACACCATCGATCTATCTGCAGCCTCTGATAGTGTAGCGTGGAGCCTCGCAAAAGAGGTCTTCCCGCGAGAGATTCTTCTTTGTCTCTCTGCTACACGATCGATTCGCACGGAGCTTCCTGATGGTAGCGAACATAAGAACATAAAATTCGCTCCAATGGGAAGTGCAGTTTGCTTTCCACTGCAAACCGTGCTGTTTGCCTCGATAGTGATACTCGCGGCATACAGGCAGCGTCATGGTAGTGGGGAGGTAATGGTTCACTTACTACCTCGCCTATTCGAGCGCAAGTTCGGGTGGAGCGATAGTATCCGTTACCAACCCTTCCGGGTATATGGTGATGACATCATCTGTGATTCACAGTTGACGTCTGACGTCATATCGCTTCTTTCATCTTTTGGTTTCCAGGTTAATACCGAGAAATCCTTCTTCGGCGACTCAGCTTTTCGCGAGTCGTGTGGAAGCCATCATCTTGATGGTAAAGATGTTACACCGTTGTACTTCCGATTCGGGCGTGAGCACGATGAGGTTCTCAACGCTAGTAGGGTTGCTTCACTGGTCTCGATGTGTAACAGGTCACGAAAGTATTCGTACTTTCGACTGGCTCGTTACCTTCAAGAGTTATGCCTGACGCTTGATATTTTGGGCGTCAAGCAACGTAACGGTAAAAATCCGATACTTTTCTCTGACCGTGAAAACAGTCTTGCTATCTATACTGACA